GGATAATATTACTGAAATTCTAGATGTAAACAATCAGGCTGCTGCTGCTGCTGCAAGTGAAGCTGCTGCTGCCAATAGCGCCACAGCCGCTCAAACCGCACAGACTGCCGCTGAGCTAGCAGAGACCAACGCAGAGACCGCTGAAACTAATGCTGCTGCCTCTGCCGTTACTGCTGCAAGTGAAGCGACGACAGCCACAACAAAAGCATCTGAGGCATCTGCTTCTGCTGCTGCCGCTGCTGCAAGTGAGGCTGGCGTTGATGCTGACCGTGTAGCTGCTCAGGCTGCTGCTTCTGCCGCTGCAACTTCAGAGACTAATGCTTCAACAAGTGAAGCGAATGCAGCAACCTCTGAGACTAATGCTGCGACTTCTGCAACTTCTGCTTCTAACTCGGCGTCTTCTGCTGCTTCTTCTGCTGCGAATGCTGGTTCAAGTGAAACTGCCGCAGCTACCTTTGAGGCACAAGCCGCTGGCTCTGCCTTGAATGCTGCGGTTGAATCTGCTGAAGCTACAACACAAGCGTCCAATGCCGCCACATCAGCTACAGCCGCCGCAACATCTGCGACTAATGCTGCCACAAGCGAGACCAATGCTGCTGCTTCTGCAAGCTCCGCACAGGCTTCCAAGGATGCAGCACTTGCTGCTTTGGATAACTTTGATGACCGCTATCTAGGTCAGAAGGCAAGTGATCCAGCAACGGATAACGATGGCGACCCTCTGGTTTCTGGTGCTTTGTATTTCAACACTACAGATGAAATCATGAAGGTGTATGATGGTTCCCTTTGGGTAGCCGCTTACGCATCTTTGTCGGGCGCTATGTTTGGTGCTAACAACTTGTCTGACGTTGCTTCTGCAAGTGACTCCCGCAACAACCTTGGTCTTGGCGCAGGTGATACGCCTACGTTTGCTGGCATTAACACAACTGGAAACGCCACATTCGGTGACAACGACAAAGCCATCTTTGGTGATGGGTCTGACCTACAGATTTACCATGATGGGTCGAATAGTTATATCACCGAAAATGGAACTGGCCAGCTTGTAATCAACGCATCAAACTTTTACTTGCGTAATTCTGCAAACAATAACGACTACATCACAGCGGTAGACGGAGGGGCTGTAAAACTTCTATACGGTAATTCCCCCAAACTCGCCACCACCAGCACAGGTGTAGACGTCACTGGGACTATCACCAGCGATGGGCTGACTGTGGATGGGGTGATCCAAACAGTAGGCGGTGGTAGCGCTGGTGCTGTTGCTATTGGTGTCGGAGATACTGATAGCGGTCTTTATCGCTCCGCATTTAATGAGGTTAGAATTTCTGCTGGCGGGAAGGGCGTTGCTGGTTTCTTTAATAGCGGCGACATCAGCTTCTACGAGGACACAGGCACCACGCCAAAGTTCTTCTGGGATGCGAGTGCTGAGAGCTTGGGGATTGGCACGAGTTCGCCTAGCAATCAACTTCATGTGTCTGCGACGGGCCTTAGCACCCCAGCTTTGATTGAAAGCAGTAGCACGGTTGCCCGCATTGCCTTTAAGGATGCCGCTACAACAGACGCCAACACTGTTCGACTGGGTAGCGCTGGCAATGATATGTCGTTTCTTGCTGGCGGTTCTGAACGCATGCGCATCGACAGCAGTGGTAATGTTGGGATTGGGACGACTAGTCCCAGTCAAATTCTCACTGTTAATGGGGAGCGGGCGCAGTTCAATCATACTCTTGTGGGCGTTTCTACACCGCTTCAAATTAGGAATGACGGTGCAACAACCAACGGTCGAGGTGGTGGAATTGAGTTTGTCGGAGCATCCAATACGTTTGGTCGTATTGAGGGCTTTTGGGCTGGGACAGACGAAACGATGCGCCTGTTTTCTACAGGCTCTACTAGGTTTTTCACTGACGGCACAGAACGCATGCGCATCGACAGCAGCGGTAACGTAGGGATTGGTACGAGTTCGCCTGACCATATCCTGTGTCTAGAAGATACAGAGCCTACTTTAAGGATTTTTGATGCGGTAAATGTCGTTAATCAAGAGCAAACTATTGCGTTTGGCACACAGCCGGGGGACAGGACGCATGCAGAAATTGCGGGCATCAATGTAAACACAGGTAATGCCGAAGGCGCACTGTCATTCAAGACCAACAGCGGTGCATCACTATCAGAACGCATGCGCATCGACAGCAGCGGTAACTTGCTGGTGGGGACTACAAGTGGATCAGATAAAGTTACGGTTAATGGAACAGTCTCCGCTACTAACTTCAACACCACCTCAGACGCTACACTCAAGACCAACGTAGAGACCCTCACAGGCTCACTGGATGCAGTGAACGCTTTGCGTGGTGTCTCATTCGATTGGATTGAGAATGGAGGCTCAGAGGTAGGCTTCATCGCCCAAGAGGTAGAAGAAGTATTACCAGAAGTGGTTAGCACTAACGACCAAGGCATTAAGTCCGTGAAGTACGGCAACATGGTGGCTGTCCTTGTGGAAGCCCTCAAAGAGCAACAGCTTCGCATTGAAGCATTAGAAGCAAAGCTAGGAGAATAAACATGGCTGTAACACTTACATGGTCTGTAGCAAACATGGAACGCAACACGGATGACGGTGGTGTCACTGTAGTCCACTGGCGCTGCGAAGGTGTGGACGGGGATGCAACAGCCTCTTCATACGGCACAGTATCTACCACCCCTGACGCCTCTGCCTCTGACTTCATTGCGTTTGACAGCTTGACTGAGGACACAGTGCTAAACTGGGTTTGGGATGGCGTGGTTCGTGCTGACATCGAACAGTTTATCACAGACAAGATTAACGCTGAGTTAAACCCAACAACAACTGCTGGCGTTCCTTGGTAATCTTACAGCTAATAGTTCGAAAGGAGAACGAAGATGGCTATTAAGGTAAACGGTACAACCGTTATTAACGATAGTAGGAGCTTACAGAACATTGCTTCTGTAGATGCTACGACTGTTGCTGCCCTTTCTGCGGCTGGTGTGGGCGACATCACAAACGTCTCTACTGGCGGTGGTCTTACAGGCGGTGGTTCTAGTGGTTCCATTACAGTAAGCCACGCAGACACCTCTGGCCAAGGATCGGTCAACAACAGCGGCACAACTGTCATCCAAGACATCACGCTAGACACTTACGGTCACATCACAAGCATTGGTTCCACTACAATTAGCGCCTCTCCGCCCACAACTGCGGGTGCCGTTGGCACTTACATTATCGGCAGGCCAAAGAATAATACCTTTTATTTTAAGGGAAATACGGCAAGCGGTTTATGGTCTGTAGGTCAATGGCTGACAGTAAACGATGTAGCACATTACAGTTCACCCGCAGTTGATTTTGTGAACGCTTACGGTGAGTCTGTATCAGGAACTTGGCGTTGCATGACAACTGCTACATTTAATGGAAGTTACGGCTACTTGGGGCTTTGGATAAGGATTTCTTAAATGGGAATTTTAATTTCGGAAGTGCGCAACGCACAATCAATGAACGCATCAAACACAGTAATTGATGTGGAGATCAACCATCCGCAATACGGCTGGATACCTTATCTCTTAACTGATTATGATACAGACACGACTATCGACAACGATGCAGTCTTGGCTTTGATTGGTAACGATTTTGCAGCCTACGTTCCACCAACACAAGCTGAACTAGACTTGCAGGCCGCAGCATCAGTTCGGGCTGAACGTGACCGCAAGTTGTCACAAGATGTTGACCCTATTGTTACTAATCCTCTGCGTTGGGCAGAAATCTCCGCAGCCAAGCAAGCCGATTGGACTGCATACCGCACTGACTTGCTAGACATCACAGGCCAAGCTGGCTTTCCTCACAGTGTGGTATGGCCTGTTAAGCCGGAGTAAAGCTATGGACCTTTTGAACCTCGTCATTGAATACATCGTCGTTCCAATCTGCGCGGTTGTTTGGATAATCTATAACAAAATTAACGCCCATCACACAGACATTGAGGTCTTAAAGGCTACCGCTGCGGCCAACAAAGAGGCCCATGACCGCGAGTTCAAAGAGGTGCGCGAGAACTTTAAGCGTGTCTTTGAGAAATTAGACGGCATCGAAGAGGCGTTGAGAAAGTAATGGACCAGAAAACCATCATATCTGTGCTTTTTGCGGCTGTCATGGGTTTGATGGGCTGGAATATTAAGACGACGAATGAACTCCAGCTTGCGGTGCAGCGTTTGGAAATCATTTTGCTTGATGACGGGATGAGCAAGTGACACCGGAGTGGCTGGACAAGTGGCGCATCTGGCCAAGGCTTATCATCACGCTCTATGGCTTTGCCTTCTATCGCACCACCGAATGGTTCATGGCGCTACCTGACCCGACTAACGCGCAGGCAGGCTTTGTCAGCGTAGTGGTGGGCGCAGGCGCAGGCTTCTTTGGGATATACGTCAATGGCAAAGCAAGTGCTTCTAGTGTGCCTCCTGCTGGCTCTGACGGGTTGCGGTAAGCTGCCTTTCGGGATGCTTGGCGGTGGTGGCCCCAACGTGGCGGCGAACACGCAGGTCGGGCGCGAGAATGTGCAGCAAGCGGTGGCGCAGCAAACCCGCACAAGCGCAGGGCGCGACATCGTGACCACGACGCGAGACGTTGAGGCGGACCAAGTGGATGCTGTGACAATCAACAATGACCGCGTTCCTATTTGGCTGATTGTTGCCCTTGTGTTAGGGTGGCTTGCACCTAGCCCCAATGAAATTGGGCGCGGGGTGCGCGGACTATTTAAGCGGAGACATTGATATGGGTTTCAGCCTATCGAAGCGCAGCCTAAGCCGACTAGCTGGCGTTGAAGAAGAGTTGGTCGAGGTGGTGAAGTACGCCATTACCGTGACTAAGATTGACTTCGGCGTGACGTGTGGCGTGCGCACCGTGGCAGAACAGAAGGCGCTTGTGGCCAGCGGTGCCAGTCAGACTATGAAGTCTAAACACCTTGAGGGGCGCGCGGTTGACCTGATGGCATACATCGGTAGCCGTGGTTCGTGGGAACTAAACCTATACGACGACATCGGTGACGCCATGCGCGAGGGCGCGAAGGTTGTTGGCGTTGACCTGCGATGGGGAGCAGCTTGGCACATCCCTGACGTGCGGTTTTGGGACGGCACGATGGAGGATGCAATGAACTCTTATATCGATCTCCGTCGCTCTCAAGGTCGTCGCGCCTTTATTGACGGTCCTCATTGGGAATTAAACTAAGCCGCGAAGGCGCTTTGCTATGACACCGAAACAGCAAGAGGCGCTTGATGCGCTGGAAAAGCACGGCACGATCAGGGGCGCAGCCAAGGCGCTCGGTATAAATTACACCAGCCTGAGAGATCGCCTAAAGTACGCGCGCCAGCATCAAGAGGCTGACCCGTCAATTAAGGCTGCGATGGCATCTGTTGGGATGCAGGATGCCTCTGTGCTGCACTCTGGCTGGGTTAAGACGGATGATGCCAGCCTGTATTTCAAAATGCCGCAGAGCGACACGTCTGGCGACAAGCTGGCGACGATCAAGGAATACGTCGAAGGGCTAGAGCCTATCACTGTGCCACCTCGCTCTGCTGACCCCCTTACAGACGACCTCCTGACCGTTTATCCCATCCCCGACGCTCACATTGGAATGAAGGCATGGGGCGAGGAAACAGGCGAGGACTACGACACTGACATTGCCGTTGAGCGCATCAGGTCCGGCATTGGTGACTGCGTGGCTGCGTCGCCCGCGTCGTCTGAGGCAGTCATAATTGCGCTGGGCGACCTGTTACACGCCAACGACAGCACAAACATGACGCCCGCGAGCAAGCACATCTTGGATGTTGACGGTCGGCACTACCAGAGCCTTGAGGCTGCAATCTACGCCATTGCCTGCGCCGCTGAATTGGCAGCCCAGAAGCACGACAAGGTGACTGTTGTAATTCAAAGGGGCAACCATGACCCCGCAGCTTACATGGCTGTGATGTTTGCTCTGGCGGAGCGCTACCGCAACGAGCCGCGCATCACGGTGCAGAAACATCCCGGCGAGTTCTTTGTCTATCAGTTTGGGAAATGCCTGATCGCCTCTCAACATGGCGACAAGGCAAAAGCCGAGCGCTTGGTGATGGGATTGGCAGACCAGTGGCCAAAGATGTGGGGCGAGACGCGCCACCGCTATTACTTCACCGGACACCTGCACCACAGCCGCTTGCAGGACATCGGAGGCGTGCAGGTTGAGCAACTGCGGGCTGTCAGTGCCAGAGACGCTTATGCGGCCACACACGCCTATTCTGGGCGCTCTGAGATGCAAGCAATCACCTACCACAAGGACCGTGGGGAAATCAGCCGCCACCGGGTGTTGTTTTGAGAATTGATAAAACTGTGTTACGCTAGGGCATGTTTAGCCCGCTAATACTCATATGCTCGATTTATGGCCAGTGTCACACGCCTGCCGCTCCAGTATTTGCGGGGCGAGAATTGTGCGAGGCAGAGACCGAGGCTTACATTCTGAGCATTGAGACCAATATCCCGCCGGACATGTTCGTAGTTGATTGGGCCTGCCATGAATGGTCTGTCTCCGCCTAAATATGCGGTTGCGCCTCCTGCTCATTTAGATATGTTGGCGCAAGCGGGGCGCATCATCCAACGGCTTTGCAGTTAATGGATGCGTTACCAAATGCGCCAAACATTTCTAACTGCGCCCCGCACGATCTTTACTTACCTGCTCTTCTTTCGTGACGCTTCACTGATTCCATGATGGTGGTATGGTGTCGGTTCCCTATAAGCCTGCCTATTCTTGGAAAAGACCATCCTATCTGTCGAAGGGTGTAGGCTACCTCATCGCGCGCAGGCATTAGGTACTGATAGCGATGATGGCTAAGGACTTCGTACTCTAGGACTTTATGCTTCTTGCAAACGTCCTTTAGGATTTTGGCGAAGTTGTTCATGTTCCCCTCATTTTTCTGTGTTCTTTCTTTGCGTTCTTTTTTCCACCCACCCAGCGAGACTCGATCTTACCTGTCATATGCAGTCGCCTTAGTATTTCTCCTGCCCTTCGCAGGCTGATACCGCGACGATCAGCTATCACTTCAGTCAGTGTCCACTCATAATCCATGACATCAAAGATAGCTTGTCCTGCGATAGACATGCTTGTGTCTGGTCTAATCTTTGGCGCGCGAGGGATTGGCTTAAGATCGAACTCACTTAAATCAAGCGTTCCCATTCTCTCTCCTTTGATAAAAAAAGAGGGCTAGAATGAACTAGCCCCCTTTAGTTGGGTCAGTAACAGGGAGTGACTACTAACCCTAAAACGGAATGTCATCTCCTGGCAAGCCCATATTATTAGACTGAGCTTGAGGTTGTTGCTGTTGGCTATCTGAAACACTCATGGTCATGTACGGTGAACCATCTTTGTTGCGACGCCACGCTGCCAAGCGACGTGTTTCTTTGAGCGGACCTGTATAGTCGGGCGCGTTCTCATTGCCCTTCTTGTCGTTCTCAAATAGGACACCAACCTTTTCGAAGACCTCGATGATAGTCTTGCCTTGGCGTGTAATGTCTTTAACCAAGACAACCTTCATATCATTGCCATCGTTATTGACCTTGCCTTGAAGGATCATTGACTGAGTGTCGAATGGTTTGAAGGCTGCACCTTTGTTGGTGTTGTCGTATTCTGCCATGCTTCTGGCTCCTTTAGTGGGTTGAAGTGGGGGGGGTGATTACCACCCGCCCGAAGTTGCCTTGCCGTTATCAGCAGCGTATTTGCTGCCATCATGCTCACCAAGAAACACATCGGCATTGAAGCCAAGGTGCGACAAGGCTTTGGTGAGTCCATCAGTGACCGCCATTTTGGGTGCATCTTCTGCGATGCGACCCTTGGCTGCGTCAAAGAACTTACGGCACCCGGGGAAGGGGCCGAACTTATGCTCACGATCACCAGTCCAAACGGTTACATCAGCAATGATAGCTATGTCTCCGCTGCTACAGTTGATCATGCGATTGTCGCTATCCCATCCCCAGCCATAGCCAATAGCACCAAAGGCTTCTGTTGCCATCTTGATCTGATACATTGGATCGATAGCGGTGAAGGTGCGTGAGCCAAAGCTAACTGGCTTGAGGTATTTGGGGTCAGACTTACTGACGCGATCCCATAATTCTAAGTTGTCCATGACAGTTTCCTCTATCGTTTGGTGAATCGAAGCGAGCCATTCTTGCTGCGCTTGATGGTAAGTAGGTCGCAGTAAACTTCACGCTCATTCTTTGCGACCATTTCCTTCAGGTCTTTCTTGGCGTTCTCGAATGTACGAGCGTGATCTTGGTGTTCGATGTAGGTGTGCGCTGCATCGATGAATGCGTTGTCTCGGCTGGCATCGCGTATGACCATGTTGTCCAGCGCGATCTTTTCGATTGAGATCGGTTTGACATCGATACCAACAGGTTCCTCATCCCGTAGAACGTAACCCCAGAAGTCCGACACCACTGCCCACATTGAATCGAAATAACTTTTGTTTCTTGCAATGTGTGTTGCCTCCCACTTTCCATTACCAAAGATCGCTGACAGATACGCACCGTCTGCATCCGCAAGGTGCATGTACGTTTGAATTTGCGGCATGTATCGAGCAACCTGCTCATCCATATTGGTGAAGGAGTTGGTGTGCTTGGCCTCAACGATTGAGTTGTTCCACATTGCATCGATGGTTCCCTTTACTGGGACACCACCAATGTCTTGGCTGTATTCTTTTTGCTGATTGGTTAGCTCTGCTTTGTAAGCCTTGGCAAACCAGTTGAGATTAAAGTCCTCGGTGTGGATACCAAGCTGAACTGCAATGTTGTCGCTTAGATCATCACCTTCTTTGCGTCCAGTCTTGATCTGCCATAGCTCAAGCCAATCGCCCTGCATAATTTTGACAGCATCACTGCCGCCAATAAACCCTAGTCTGTTCATGTGTTTTCCTCTCTCTATCCACACCCTACTGCTTATGTGCAGCTACCGCAAGCTCATAAGGAACAAGGTCTGAATCTGTTATTGATGTGTTCTCAAGCAGCATCTTACGCATGGTGCCACGCAGGAATAGGTCTGAGACTGGCTGTCCTGCCCGTATGCGAGCCTCTGCTACCTTCAGGCTGTCGAGGGTGCTGCCAGAAGAAGACGCTGCTGAGGCGGGCGCTCCTGCGTCCTTCGATGCACGCCCTGCTGACTCGGCAAAATCTTTAGGCAAAGGAAGGGTGCGCGATCTTGCGTTGCGCATTGCATCCTTCAGCGTTTTCTCAAGCAGAAGGGTGAGCAAGGCAGGGGTGAGGTTGCTGGGAAGGTTGGAGTTGATTGCTTCGATTGCATCAGTGGCAACGGTCAGTGCGTCTAAGTCCTTGGGCATAGAGAAACGCTTGGTGACTTCTGACTTGAACCAGCTTTTGATGTGGGCAATGCGCTGACTATAGTCCATCGAGCGCACCTCCCCAGTTTTCTTTAGCCTCGACCTCAAGCTCATCGTCCCAGCGTTCAGCGTTGATCCACGTTGAAGGGTGCGGAATGTACTGACGCTCGGTGCCAACCTCTTTGCAGTAAGCAGCATAGGCAATAGCACCTTGGATAATCTCATTGGCATCGGCGTACTTGATGGCCTTGGAGAATGCAGTGCGTGCTGAGCCTTTACCAACGCGCCGTGGATATGCTTGCCAGAAAGCTAAGAAGGCGGGCGTGTCGTGGGGGTGTGCCAATTTGGCAGTCGAAGTAGTAAGATTACTATTAGCCTTCTTACTAATATCTAACTGAGTAATATTACTCTCTACTTCGTGTGCCAATTTGGCAGTGGTTTCATCTTCCATTTGTTCCTCCATGCTTGTGATAACGTATAGGTTGTATGAACCAGTGCGACGTTGAGTCTTGATATACCCATTGTCTTCGAGCCACTGCATAGCACGAATGACTGAGCGTGTGGGGATGTGTGTGTCTCTGGATAAACGCTGGTGCGATGGAAAGCATACACCTTCTGCGTTTGAGTACGTGGCAAGAGCCAACAAGACTACCTTCGCAGTTGGATTTTTTACTGGTGCAAGGGCTATGTCCAGTATAAGATCATGGTGCATGTGAGGTTTTCCTCCCTCGTTCATGTGTTCAGGTTGGGGCAGGCAGGTGCGGGGGTGCATTCTGCCTGCCTTTCCTTTTTACTCAGGCCATAGTGATCGATCCTGATTCAGTGCGTACTGACCAATGACCTTGTTACTGTCGGTCTTGATCTTATCGCAGTGAATGGGCCATCCGTCTTGCTTCAGATCATAGATGCGCCCAGCTAATCTGAAGCAACCAAATTCCTCTAAGGCTTCAATCGGGGTCAGCACCTTTCCTGTCTTTAGGTGCTGTAGAATTTGTTCGTTCTGACTCATTGATTCCTCCTATAAGTATTTCGAACAGGTCTGCGGGGATGATTACAATTGTTTGTGGGTCTCCCTTTCTGCGCTTATAGATCGCCATGTCTCTGCCCTCTAAGACACTGAAGGGACTGGGGAAACCTGACACATCTCGGTACTTAACTTCAGTTACCACTTCGTGTCCCAAGATTTCGATCTTGATATCGCCTCTATATTCTCCTCCCAAACTTCCTGAGAGGGGCTGGCGCTTTGCTTTGACCCCGATCTTGTGGAGCCAGTCTGTGATCTTGCGCTCGTGGTACATACCTTTTTGCTTATTCTTGTTTGCCATATGTCCCTCTCATAGCAATTCATGCACACGAACCAGTGCTTGTGTTTTGTTTTCTTTGGTTCGTTTTTAAGGACAGCTACAAAATATCTGGTACTCGCATCACACGAGTCACAAACTGCCATCCCTCTTTCTAACTTCGATCTCGTATCCAAGACTATCCAACCAGCAAATGAGCATGAACCCAGAGGGTATGCGCTTATGAGTTTCCCACTTGTGTATCAGTGAGACAGTACAACCGATCCTATGAGCTAACTCTTCTTGGCTTATACTTTGCCCTAATCGAGCGTCGATCAACTGGCTGACCAGACTGTCGTAGTTCTGCGGTATGATCACGGGCTTGTTGAAGTGAGTAAAGTTCTTCGACTGCATTCATCACCTTTGCTGCTGTATCGAACCTTAGCTCTGTCTTGTTTTGCATCGTGCGGTAGTAGGTCGAAGTTGGAATCTCTGCCTGTTGAAAGGCGCGAAGCAGAGAAACATTGCATTCCTCTGCTCTTTCTTTGAGTGCGTTTAGGTATGATTTCATACCAGATCACTGCATCATTGCAGCAAGTTAGTCAAGCACACTAGCCAATGCGGCATAGCCACATATGTCAACGAGGGTATCTTCAGTGGCAGTCGTTTGGACTCTAGCTACTTTAAGCAAGATCATCATCATAGCCACGTCATGTGGTGTGATTCTCGTACCTGTGTACGTTGACCACATATCTGCGATGCGCTCAAAGTTGCTATTTGGTGGGCCGTATGCTTCTTGGCGTGGGCCAGTGATTACATCGGACGCCTGTTCTAAGATGTTAATCATCTGTCTCTCCCTTCATTTCTTTTAGAATTAACTCATATTCTCTCTGCACATTGAGTAGCCCGACTTTGTGAGGCGGCGGCAGGTCTAGCTGTATCTGCTTAACTCGGCGTATCTCGCGCTCCAATATCTCCTCCGCTTTCGCCAGCTTGGCCTCTAGTTCCTCGATGCGGTTGCCAGCGGTGAAGCCAGCGGCCAGCTTCTTGTGCATACGCAGCACCAAGTCAGCGCTCTCCATGGTTGTGATAGGCTTGCGCCCTTCGGGAAGTTTCCATTTAGCCATCCTGTTTGCCTCGCATCACCGGACGAACTGACTCGATAGGTGCATGTGTGTACTGACAGAACCCATCAGCCTTTCCGCCTACCTCTTCGATAGCTTCGATCATCATGTCCATTGCTTCGCTACAAACTACAGGCTTAGTCGAATAGAACTCCGTGCCTGTAGGCATGCCAGCCGTGCCTTGGGTCACGACAACCGTCACAAACGCCAACATATCAATCATCATCTTTCTCCACGCTGATGTGTTCAATCGTTCCGGTGCCACTGCAAAGCCAGCATTCTTCCCAGCCTGCTTGGGTAGGGTGGACTCTGCCACCTTCACCGTCACACTTGTTGCACTTTTCAGTAAGGAATTTCGTCGTGTAGTTCGTTGATTTCATTGTGCTTTTCCCATGCAGTTGTGGCTCTCTCGATGAATCGATCTCGATCAAAGCGAGTGTTCGTTGATTCAAGTGCGTCTGCGATTGAGTGCAGGTGAGAAGGCCACGCTACTTGTGGTCCAATCTTATCTGCGATGAAGTTGTAGTGAACGCGTGTCATATTCACTGCCATGTTTTTTCTCCGATGTAGATGTGTTCAGCTTTGGCAAACTTTTTAATGGCAGATATTAGCACTGCCCTGCGGGGGTCATGTTTGCCCATTCGTTGTAGGTGGATGCGCGCTGCGAGATACAGCGCGTCACCCTCGTCTTCGGTTAGCATTGTAACCTCTGACATTAGATCACTCCTTCGTACTCCAGTTCATGCCAGCGCTTGTGTGTCATTGCCTTGGCAATAGCGTCCTCACGATTGCGATTGGCAACGATTGGGTTCTTCAATGCTCTGGTATGTGTGGCCCAGTAGGTCATGCAGTTATATAAAGCCCACTTGTTGTGGCCTAACTCACTGCTCTCCCTAGCCCACTGACCCAGAAGATTCTCAAGCTGCTTGTCGTTGTGCTTATTGACCAGCTTCTGGTGCGATGATGTCTTGGCAAGCGTTGCTTTGAAGAATGCTTCAGCGGTTTTGTCAGAGACACTGACCTTCATCCACTCTTGCCATAGCTCCTTGTTGTTCATGAATGTATCGAGTCCATTCACAATCTTAGCTGCGCTTGCATCCACATTGATTGACTGTGTGTGCTTGAACCGAGTGCGCGCTGTACCCATTGGGGTTGTGCATCCATTGAGACACCAAAGGCGAAGGCCATCTGCGGCTTGGCTAAACGCCCAGCTCCCATCGTAACTGTTAAAGAAGCTGATGCGGAACTGAACGTAGTCACCGACTTGTGGCTGTACTGTGAGGTTCTCAAAGATCACCTCACCTCTTAGCTTACGCCCGTTATCAGCCGTGTGAACTTTGACTTTGTAGTCTGTGCTGACGTTAGCTTGATCCACTGAATCAATGATGCTGTTTACCACATCGTCATGCGTTACCATTTGATAGCGTGAACCGTGAACGCCAAGCACATCGTTGGTATCAGTGCGAACGATAGCCTTGTTGCCTGCGATTACGTTGCCAAGGGAATCAAAGATAGGCTGAGTTTCTACTGGAAATTCCCAGCAATTCTGTTGAAGATCAAACATCGTAGGTCTCCGTCATCATGGTTGAGTTGTAGCCAAGCTGAATGCCTGACGCATTGTAGATAGATTTGAGTTGAGTAATGCTCTCATCCATCAGCCAAAGATCAGACTTCATGTCATCACTTGCTTCGACAAAGTCGCGGCAGTTATCGAGCCACTTGATCAAGCGATTAACTTCGCCGCAGGTAAGCGAGATTGAAATCTCGATGTCGGATGTGTTGATGTAGTTCATTTTCATTTCATGTTTCCTCTTCCTGAAATGGTTTTGACTCATTCAAACCTGATTGAGTCATGGGGGTGCGCACCTAGTAGATACATTACCCACGGTACTGCGAGTGTGCAGCGTTGGCAATACTGTATTTACTAGATAAGTTTGCCGCTCTCCTATACGAAGAGCGGTGCTAGTGAAAAGGCAATGATAACGATGACGCTAAGCGTGTCTTGCAGTAGCCACTTGAGCTTTTCATTGGGCATGATGTGTTCCTTCGGTGTGATGTAAGGGTGAGCCGTAGCCCACCCTTCTGAGGTTCAGGCGAATTTCTTCAGGCGATCATCGAGGCCAAGGCCGTTCGACTTGTATGTGCGCTTGGGGCGTGCGCTCCATTCTTCTCCAGTGATTGCCTTGTACACTGCCTTGTCCGCTTTGTGGCGGTCGGTGAGAACCTCTAGTTCTACTTCCATTTGTTCATAGCGGGTTAGTAGTCGTTCGATCTTTACGTCTGCAATTTCTTGCCCGCGCTCTGGCATGAGACCTTTGATCTCCGCAGCTATGTCCGCCATCTGACCGTTGCCAGTGGACTTGAATTGCATCGAGTTGAAGCTGGTGTAGCAGGCGTCACGAGCGATGCTTGTCTCTGTGTATTCATTGGCTTCGTGGAATTTGATTACTTGTAGTTTTAGTTCAATGAGTGCTTCGAGCGAGGTGTTGGTTGTCTTAGTCATCTCTAGGTTCTCCATGTGTGAGTCGCGAGGACCATCTCGCGATGAAGACAAGGGGCACGGAGACGAAACGCACGCAGTGCGCTTGCAGTACGCAAGGGCGAAGAGCGGAGCGTCCCTTGCGAACTGTTGAGGCCCGATGCAACGAAGGATGAATGCGAGGTGACCGCAGAGACAAACATGAAGAGCCGACAGGGCATGATGCAACCAATGCCGAGGTCGCAGCACTCATCTCTTATAGTATTGTAGTATGAAGGGAGCCAAGAGACCCAGAGATGCTCCTTTGTGCGTTGACACAAGGGTTATTGGAGGTGCTAAGAACGGGGGGAGAGAGGGAGAGGGGGGCCTACAAGGAGATACACATGGCAGACGTTAAGACATTGAAGCTAACCAAGAGACAGATGGCTCTCGTTGATCACATTGTAGCAACTGGTGAACCACTGGTACGAGCAGCAGAAGCAGCAGGATACGCGAAGGGCGACAGCGGAAGAGTCACCGCAAGCAAGACGATACGGTTACCGCATGTGCAGCAGTATATGATGCAGCGGATAACAGAGACATTGGGCTTGAATGCAACGATAGCTGCGGCACAGGTCATGAAGCTAGCCAAAGGTGCCAAGAGTGAGTACGTTCAGCTAGAGGCGAGCAAGGATATTCTGGATAGGGCTGGGTTCAAGCCGATAGATCGGAGCCAAGTGCAAGTCGCAGGTGATATCAAGGTGAGCATAGACCTCGGGTAAACTTTCTGGCTAGCGTTCGTTGGTAGGGGGAGGGGGGCAAAAAGTGACGAGGTTAGCAGTTGCAATAGTCCCCCACTCGTATTTTTTCTCAAAAAGGTTCGTCAACGAAAGGAAGTCTGATGAAGGTTGGTGTGATGGTTGGTTCTCGTAAGTATGGAAAGAAGCCTGAGTCTTCTGCGCCTA